AAGAGAAAAGATTAGGCAAGAGAGATGACCCCAAATATATCACTTGCCGTAGGTACAAAAGAAAAACAGCAAAGAATGGGCAGCAAGTCTGCATATACAAAGGGGCAAACAATACATACACATTAGTAGTAGAGGGGCAATGCCCAAATGAGTACAGGTGTAAGTACGACCCTAACGGTAAAGAACCCAACATAGACAGTGTAGTAGATTCACTCAACGACAGTTTTAAGAGATAAGCATGGAAATAGACCCAGTAATATTTTGGAATGTAATCCTCACACTTGTTATAGCTCCTGCTATATGGACATTTCGTAATATGATGATTGAAGTGAAGCGCATAGATATACTTCTCAACAGAACAAGAGAAGAGTATGCCTCACGTGCAGAATTAAAAGATGAGATGCAAAATGTTATGGATGCACTGCACAGAGTCGAAGATAAATTAGATAGAGTATTAAGTAGGGATAAATCATGAGCGAAGTTGGCATACCAGAAATACCAGAAAAGAAGCCAGAGCAAAAACCTGTAGACCAATTTATGGGTGAACAGGCTCTTAATCCTACGCTGTCACCACAAGCAGTGTATCAACCCCAGATGCAAAAAGTGTATCAGGGTGAGCTCATAGATGAAAGTATTGGAGCTGTAACTGGTGATTTAACAAAGCAACCTACTGTTGCAGGCACAGCATTTGCAGGAGGTCAGACAGGACAAGCTGCTCTTGCTACTCCTACAATAATAGGGCAGGCGCCCACAGTAGATGCAGCCACAGGAGCTGCTACTCAAGGCACTGCAGCACAAGGGACTACACAAGGGGCTCAAGCACAAACAGGTGTGTCAACACAGATACAGCCTATTACAGGCAGAGAAGTAGGCGCAAAAGAAATAGCAGAAGCTGCTACTGCTGACAGAGCTTTTATGGACGATATGACAGCCGCACAGAGCGGCTTTGTAAGTGATGCACAAGCTGCCACTATGACTGTGTCACCTGAGATGACTGTACAGGGACAGCTAGCAGAAATATCAAAGCAGTTTGAAGGTGGTAAAGTACCAGCATTTGCCGCTGGTATAGTTCGTAAAGCGAACGCTATAATGGCACAGCGTGGTATGTCCGCCTCATCAATGGCAGGTGCCGCAATAACACAAGCTGTCATGGAAGCCTCCCTACCAATAGCTACCCGTGACGCACAGACATACTACACCACTGCTATGAAAATTATGTCTAACGAGCAACAGGCTAATCTGTTTAACTCACAGCAGAACATGAAGGTCGACTTAGCTAATGTGTCTAACAGACAGCAAATGACACTAGCTAGAGCTCAAGTAGAAGCCTCTCTAGCAAACCAAGAACTAAAAAATCAGCAACAAGTAAACATCCTCAATGCTACACGATTTGCTGAAGCGGCGAACATGACGTTCACACAAGAACAGAACCGAGTGTTCGCCAACTCTAAGATGATGGAGACTATGAATCTTCAGAACTTAAGTAACGAACAAACAACAGCATTAGCAAATGCCGCCACAATGGCACAGATGGACACTGCTAATCTAAATGCTAGACAGCAGATGGCTGTAAATAATGCTAATAACTTTTTTAGCATGGATATGGCAAACTTGACAAATGAGCAACAATCTCGTATAATTAACCAACAGCAACAACAGCAAGTATTGTTGTCTGACCAAGCATCACTCAATGCTGCAGAACAGTTCAACGCTACCTCACAGAACCAAACAACACAATTCTTTGCAGGGTTAGGCGCAGACATCGGTAAATTCAACGCAACAGCAGCCAACGCATCTAATCAGTTCAACGCAGGACAGGCAAATGCTATGGCACAGTTCAACGCTAACGTACAAAATGCACGTGAGCAGTTCAATGCTAATAATAAACAAGTTATAGCACAGAGCAATGCAAAGTGGCGTCGTGATATCAACACCGCAAACACAGCAGCACAAAACGCTGCTAATCAGGTAAATGCAGCAAATTACTACAATTTATCCAACACAGCACTCAACAACATCTGGCAACAGTTTAGAGATGAGGCAGATTACGCCTATACAGCCTCAGAGAACGCCGCTGACAGGGCATTCAACTACGCTATGGCTATATTAGAGTCAAATGTTACACAGAGCCTCTTTGACCAAAAAATAGCGCATGCAAACGCAAGTGCAATCGGAGGTTTCTTAGCTGATTTAGGTGTAAGTTACATAGCAAGCACAGCAGGAGATAACTAATGATAGGGGCATTAATACAAAACATAGCAAAAGGTATGGTAGCTCGTAGACTTATAGGAGGCGGAAAAGATGGAAAGGGCGTATCCGCACAGGATTATCTTAGTGATATAGTAGCTGAAAAGATTAGCTTAGATGAATATATGAGAACTACAAAAGTAGCAGGCAAAAGTAAAGGTAAATCTTTTGCAGCTAAGTCTGTAAGTCCTGAAGGAGGTATCATGACATATAGACGTGCAGTAGAGAAGATGAGGTCATAACATGGAAGCAGAATTTAAAGAAGAATTAAAAATGCCATCCGGCAGAACTCGCTCCATGTTTGAAGCGCCTGTACCGGGACAATCGCTAACGAAAGAAACAGGTAAATATCCTTGGGAAAGCCCCCCACAGTTCAACAACATAGATGAAGCAATTACACATTACGTTAATCGTTTTCAAGATGAAAAGGTAATGTTTAACTTGTTTTCTCTTATGGAAGCAAAAGTACCTGTTACATCAATAGCAGAGAGCATGATACTACATGGCTTTGCAGAAGGCTTATATAATCCCGATGTGGGCATGTTAGTAGCAAATGACTTAATGGAGCTACTGGTGGGCATGGCTGAAGAGGCTGATATACCTTATGAGTTAGGTGCAAAAGAAGACATGAGTGAAGAATATCGTAGAGCGGGACAATTAAAAGCTGTGATGGCAGAGCGTGAGAAAGAAGATGTTACTAGAGTAAAAGAAGTAATTGAAGAGGCTAAACCTCAGCCTACTCCACCACAAGGAGGCTTGATGGCTAAAGCGATGACACCAGAACCACAAAAAGAAGAAGTAGCATAATGGCATTATTATCATCAGTATTTGGAAGTGCATTAGGAGCAGCTGCAAAAGTAGGCTCAAGAGAAATACGGGAATCTCGTGAAAGAGATAGACTCTCTATGGAGGAGTTTAAAAAGAATGTGCAAGCAAAGAAAGCAGCATTTGCGAAGCAGCAAGCTGCAGCACAAAAGAAAGCAAGTGAGATTGACACTGTTGCAAAGTTTTTAGGTGGTATGGATGAATACAAAGGGCTCAATGCAATGGAGCTCAATGATTTAGCTATACAGTTAGACGGCATGTCTGGTGATAAAAGTGCAATAGAATTCTACACAAACAATATTAAAGACGGCACACTAACTCTACAGCCTGCTGTAAGAAGAGCTGTTACTCAGAAAGATATAGGATTAGTTGATGGTAAGCCTGTAGCACCTCAAACTGATGTGGAGAGACTTTCGTTAGTGAAAGCTAAGAGGCAAGGCAAAAAACCATCTACAGTGGGTGGGGCGCCTGCCTCACTTCTTAAGCCTGTCAAAGAAAGAAGTTTCTTAACAACAGCTTTAGTAGGCGGAGACCCCGGCAAATTACAAAGAGACGCTTTAACATCTATGGGGATGACAGAGGAAGACCTAAATGCTATGATGTCTGCGAAAGTAAACTTTCCAGAGAGCCAAGATACTGCTTATTTCAAGATAGGGAAAGGTAAACGCTACTCTCACCTATTAGAAAGAATTGATAAAACGCATGAGACTTTACTTAACAAAGCGTTAGACCCTTCAAATGCTGAATTACTAAACAGGAACAACAAAATATCTGTAGACGTTCCCTCTCAAACAGAAGGCACATACGGTATAGGAGGAGCTCAAAAAATACCTGCATTAAATGTTAAAGTGGGGGAACCTGTTAAAGCACAGAAGAATCCTTATTATCACTACATGGAGGTTAAGAATCAGTTTGACTTATTATCTGATGCTCAGAAAAATGACCCTCAAAACTTGAGAGCTATGTTAGACACTCAATCTAAAACTATAATGCAGTTCGGCAATGTTAAGGCTAAGTCAGAATTAGAGACAGCTTTTGATAATTTGTACAAGAAGCATTACGATAAAATAATAGATAACTATACTGGCACTCCTATTAATACAAGAAATGAAATAAATTTCACAGAACGCTTGGCAAACATTCATAGCTTAATGGAAAATAAAACAAACATGATGATTAGTGGCGATTATCGACAAGCTCTAACAGCTATGCACGCAGCAGGAAAAGAAATAAATAAATTATTTTTGGATATGAAGCCAGAAATAGAGTTAAATGAAAGAAGAGATTCATTAATATACGGCGCAACAAATAAGTTACTTGGAGACATGGAAGGAACTGCAGGTGTATTCGATAGAATGCGTCCGGGAGACAGAGAAATATTCATAACTCTTAGAGAAAAGTTCAATGAAGCTGTAACAAATGATAATAGAGTTTTAAACAAAGAAGTGTATGATGCAGCTATGTTAATACAAGGTAGATTAAAAGCACCTGCAGGCACTACAATGGGCGAAAAAGAAAAAAATATGAACCTAAAAATAGGTGCTCTTCTTAGTCAATGGAAAGAGGAAAATCCTAATGCCGGAACAGAAGAAATAGCACAAGCAGAAAGATTAATAAAAAGAGACGTTTTAAATGGTATCTTAGACGAAAGGTTTAAGGGAGCTGACGGAGTTTTTTATCAGCACAGATATGCTTTTCAAAGGGGACCGGATGGCTTTGTGCAACGTAGATTAATAGAGGTGCCAACAGTTGTTGGAAATGCAGTTCTTCACCCCGGCATGAGTGCAGATGACTGGAAAACGGCTAATGAAAATACAGTAAAATATTTTAACTCTGGCAGAAATGTAGGCTTTTTAATACAAGCATCACAAAAAGACGGTTTGATATTTGGTAGTATAGCCAACATCAGAAGAAGCTATGGTAATATAAAAGATACTGTAAGATTAATAGAGAAATTAACTACAGGCACTAGCTTTTTTGCTAACTTGCAAAATAATGATGCCTATCTACAAGAAGTAAATCAAATGGTAACTGCGTTTGTTGGTGCTGCAAAAGATGAACTGTTTGATGACCCTAGATTATCTGACCAAGATTTAGCATTAGTTATAAATTACATAGGGCTCCTTAACAGACCGGGAGAGTTTAATGTTATAGGACAGAGTAACGCTATAGCAGCTCTTATAGGACTTGAGAAAATATTTTTAAAACAGCAAGCTCTAAATGAGTTAATAACAAGGGGTAGAAACTACGGTGCAGCTGTACGTGAAGGTGATTACATTGCAGGAACAAAACAAATTAATTTTGAAAAAGACTCAATAGCTAGAAAACTATACATGCAAGTTGCTGAAAACAGAGGCATAGAATTAAAGAACTTTATGAACATAGACAACAATCTTAAGTCTGCCGCAAATCCAGAGGGGTTTGCAGGGTTTAATACAGATAAGATTAGAGAGTATTTTACAAACCCGGCTAACAAATTTGGATATAATAGAAATGGTAAAGAGTTATCTGGAAGAAAAGCGTATGATGCTTTTATTGAAACTCTAGAAGAGATTGATGTATCTGTAGAATATGCTCTTAAAGGCGCTAACGAATATGTAACCTACGGCAACTTTGAAAATGGCTCTCAGACCTACAGAAGACTAAGTGCTACTAGCGGTATATTACACAGTGTTAGCACAGACAGAGCAGCAATAAATAATACTATTGCCGCACTTAACAACCTTGATGATACTGGTGAGTTAGCTCAAAAATATATGGAGAGAGTGCGCAGTGGTAAAATTGTAGCATACGGAGTGAACTTTGGAACGTAATCAAACAAATCAATTATTTAATGCTGTAAATACAGATGACGTAGATAATCAGTTAGTCTTAGCTGGTAATAATAGTTTTTTATCAGATGCTGAGATAAATCAATTACCAAACACAGAACCACAAGAAGAAGAAACAGGTTACTTTGGTAAAAAATTCCTACAAAGTATATACAAAGGGGGTAAACAAGCTGTTCAAGACACTGGAGAAATATTTGGTGAAAAACTAGAAAGGGGCGAAGGCATAGGCATAACCTCTCTACTTAATCTGCCCGGTGACTTAACACTTAAAACATTTGACAGAGAACAGAAAGAAAGAACAAACCACTTAAAACGAATAACTAATAATAGATACACTCCAAATGTAAATACTATTGAAGATTACGTAGGCAGTAACTTTGACTTACAATTAAGTTTAGGATTTGCAGACAATAGAGAAGAATATATCAATGGTCTAAAAAATCAATTATCTAAAAAACCAGATGGTGAAGACAGAATAATAGATGTGCTAGAAGATGAAAGAGAAGATAAGCCGTGGTACATGCCCAAATACTACATAAGTGTTGAAAAAGATGACGGCAGTATGACAAACTACTCTAACCCTCATCAAAGTGTTACTGACTTTGTAGCTAGAGCTGGGGGACAATTAGGATTTGATATTGCTGCCGGTACTCTTGAAATGGGAACAGCAGCAGCTCAGGGGGCGGCAGCTGCAAAATTAGTGGCAGCTTTAGGTGCAATTCCTGGTGTAGGAGTTGCAGCACTAGCGGCTGCTCCATTTGTGGGCGGAGCAGTATTCTTAACAAGTCTTTACACAGCAGGAGCAACTGCTGAAAGAACACGTGAGGAATATATGAAGAATGTGCTAGGTCTCACGGAAGAAGAAGAGAAAACATTTGGAGACTTTGTTAATATAGTGGGAGACATGTATTCAAAGCATCCATCTCTACAGGGTGCAAAAATGATGTTTACAGACCATGAATATGAAAGTGTTACAAAAAATCCACAGGAAGAGTTCTCTGCTTGGGCATCAACAGTATTAGGACCTTTTGGTAGAGTATTAGATAAGATAAAATCCGCAGGGGAGTCTTTCACTAATAGAGCTGTGAACTTGGAAAAGACTCCTGATGGTCTATACGTTCAGGGCAGAGGTGGGATGAACTTGTATCCACAAATGATTGAGGCTGCAAAAGCTGCTCAGAAATTTAATAAAGGTGGAAAGTTTGGTTTCTTAAACGTGCCATTCAGTGAATTTATGCTGTCTGCCTATACACCTAATAAGCTAATCGAAAGACTTTCAAGCTTAGCACAACAAACAAGCACCATAATTCCAGACAGAATAAAGTTACAAAATAAACAATTAACTCAAATTATGTTAGCATATAAAAGAGGAGATGACGTTACATACAACGATTTTAGAGAACCTTTTGAAAAACTATTTTCTGAATTTAAAGGTATGGCAGACACCAGAAGAGGCGATTTTGATACAATCGCTAGGAGCATTGGAGGACTAGACGAGCTATTCTCTGCACTAAGATACGTTGACGCAAAATTAAAGTACAAAGAAGTATTCGATAGACTTGGACCTGTTAGGTATGACTTAAATCCTTTAAAGGACAAGTTAGGAAAAATATATGATGAAAAAGTCATTGCTCCTAATGTTGATGCTAAAGGAAAAACTACATTTACTGTAGTAGAGGGGCAAGCTTCTGAAAACTACCACCTTAAAAGAATTATTGCTGAGTTAAGAAATCTAGGCGACCCCGATGGAAAGCTAGACATGTTTCAATCAAGAAAAGCAAAAGATGCCTTCATACAAGAAAACAAAGACTTTTTACCTAAAAACTTTACTGCAGACAACATAGATACACCTGCTGAAATATTACATACATACGCTATCGTATTAGGTAAGTTAGCTTACGGCAGATTTGCTAAAAAAGAGTTGGCAGGTGAAAGACGTATTGCTATGGATTTACGTAATACGCTATTAGACACCATTGTTAATCCACAGTCTTTAATACGACCAGAAAAAACTTTTAAAACCGCAGCAGAGTTTGATGCAGAGATAGCTGAAATAAAACCTCTTATGGACGCCGCAAATGAGTTTTACAAAGACACATTAAAAATTAGAGGTATAACTGACAATCAGATATCTGCAATGGACCGACTCAGAAATGCTTTAGAAATAAACGAAGACCCCGGTGAAATACTTAATGAAATGATAGGCGCTTATGGCGCTGCAATGAAACGAGGTAAAATTACAACCCTTCAAAGAGTAAAGGATATGGGAGAGTACGTAGAGAAAGAAGGGGCTCGATTAGTCGAAGAAGCTAAGAACTTCAATATCAAAACAGATATGTTTAAAGCTGATGGCACCGGTGTTACTAAAGCATATGCTGATTTAAGACTAGACTTTGAGGCATATCTTTTTGATGTATTGGCTAATCAAACAAAAATACGTGCAACTAGTCCGGCTAAGGCAGACGCTTTTGAAAAGCTTCTTAAAGGCATGGACCAAAGTCAAAAGAATCTCCTTAATATAACAAAAGAAAGAGAAGAATATTTACTAAATACTTCTGAACAGATGGAGCAGATATTTGACGATAACTTCATGAAATCTCTGCGTTACGGCGCTAAAGATTCTAAAGTAACACCAGTAATAAAAGGTGCGTTTGATGCTGAGGACTTTGATACAGAAATAGGAAGACTATTAGCAGCAGAAGTTGACCCTAGTAAACTAAAGGACTCTATACTACAGTATTTATTTGACCCAAATGGTGGTGTTGCATTTAGGCATAACTTAAAGAACTCACCTTACTTTGATGCGGGTGAATTTTACATGGACACAGAACAGTATTCAGCTGCTGTGCGTAAAATTTTATCAAGTAAAGTTTTAGCAGAGAAAAAAGTGTTTAATGACACTGACAGAGAGTTTTTAGATGGAATACACCAACTAGGCATGGCACTAGAAGGTCTAGGTAAAGGAGATGCAGGTGTCGCTCTTGCAGGTGCTCAGATAATAGGAGAACTATTCACAATAGATGCTGTGAAGCTTCTTGGGGGAGTTGGTCGTCTAGCTGCACAAGGTAGAATAAGTAAATTATTTACTTCTCCTAAACTCGTAAACTTTATAGCTGGAATTAGCCCCGAAAAGAAACAAAGAAGTTTTCTAAGTAGAGCATTCTTTGGGTACGGCTCATTAGCTGAAATAGTTACAGAAATAGCAATAAAGAAGGATGCTAGAACAGACCAAGATGAAAGTGAAATTTCAGAAGAGCGTCCTAATGTTGACGACCCATTTGACCTAAGAGACCAAATTCCTATTAGTGAATTGAATCGTCAAACTAAGAAGTTGTTGACAGGTTAATCAGGCACTACAACAGTAAGCTTCTCTGTCCTGTCTAATATTTCTTGACCACGAGCTTTCATGCTCTTACCAATATTCATAAGAAACTGTTGACTCTCTGGCGTGACTCTGTAGTCATCCTTACGCAACACTGGTATAGCGTGTTCGCCTATAAGATTATTAACCATCTCGTCCCACGGATACACAGCATGTGAATCTGTTTCGTGTTCACCGAAGATACTTATAGCAACACCTGTAGTCGTGGGCATCAGGCGCACCTCTACATCGCTTGTTAAATGAAGTATTCTACTTGACATTTTCTTTTACCGCCTTGATTACATCAGAAGAAAATAACTTCTGTATATTAAGTAAGTACATACGAGATGCCATATGGTCGCCCCCTTTTACGCTTTTAACGTAGTCAAGAGAGTCAATAATACGGCGTAGAAAAGGAGTCCGGAATACAAGTGTCGCATACGTCTCGTCGTTAATGCAGAGATTGTGAAACCAGTAGTCTGATTCTGTTGCTTTAATTCCTGATGGTTTTCCATAACATTCATACTCTATCGCTATATTGCCAGACTTTTGCCATATGTCACGCTCTGATTTAACTTCAATCTTTGCGTTCTCAAACATGTCAAGAACCTGAGTTTCACGTATCTTACCATACTCAAGGTCAATGTCAAACTTCTTTCTGTCTTTTACGCTAGGTGCTGTTTTGTTCATGGTTATCCCCCTATGTCAACAATCTCGCATGAATCCCCACTACACGCAAATGTTTGTGAAGAATTTGTAGTATCTTCTTTTTCGTAGTCCTGCAATTTAACCCAATCTATATGTCCGAATTCACTGCTAAGCTTATCGTATACATCTTTTGTGCAATCCTGATAGGGTGCTTGCTGATAAGTATGTTCGGAGTGTGGTAAAAAAGACACACCAGACATCTCGTCAAAATGCTTGTATACAAAAGCTCCTACTTCCATCCACTCATCATCACGAACTGTAACAGTAACAGAAGGCTTGTGCTCACACCAGTGTCTCTGGTACACTAACCACATTTCTAGCTGTTCTATAGCCGTCATATCGTGCCTAGTAACAGCGTTATCAGGCGACTTCATAGGAAAGCTAAACACAGTTTGTGTATCCGGTTTCATAACATCCGCTTCGCTAGGGACGCCCTGCTCTTTTAAGAATAGAGTAAGAGGGTCTTTATTGTCACCACGCACAGTCCTAATATAATAAGGACTATGACGAGCATGAATGCCACTGCTTGAGTCAACAAGCTGTGATACTGTTCCGCTTGGTTTGACACACGTAATCGCTTTACTTTCTGGGATGTCGAGTATCTTTGACCATCTTTGATTTGTTTCAACTGCTCTTCTCCTCATCTTCTCTAAGAACTCTGACAAGTGAAAACCTTCTTCACCTCTGCCATTAGTCCACTTACAATCCATAATACCAGTTAATGACACACCGAGGAGTCTCTCTTCTTCTGTGTTAGTTTTCCATATCTTTCGTAAATACGGAAAGTTTGTGAACGTGGATTGAATTGTACCCATGATGGTGGCTAGCTCTACTTTACGTCCTATCGACGCAGTAGTGTCATCAGCTTTTATTACAACTTCTGTCAAGTTACAGAATTGATATGGACGCAATATTATTTCAGAGCATGGATTAGTACCAAACTCATAGTTAGCATCACGTCTGCCATACTTCTCTGCTTGTTTCTGAGCAGCTATTCTATTGAATATACCTCTCTCTCCAGATTTACTTTCTACAAGTGAAGTCCATTCACGTAAGAAGGTTTCACCATCCGGCTTATCGGTGTATGACACGGAGTTATTAGCTAATGCCATCTGTGGGGCTGTTTCCCACCATGTGCCGCTCTTAGCGTGGCGCATACGCCCATCTGAGAGATTTGATAAGCTAATCATAGCGGAGCGTCTAACACCCCCTGAGACGACAACCTCGCCGACCTTACACATTAAGTTATGGCAGTCGTAGCTAGACAGCTTACGACCTGCATTGTCACGAAACAATTTTATTGTGAATGAGAACAGGTCTACTAAAGGTGCAGGACCAGATGCTCTGCCACCAAATGTTTTTAGTTTAGCCCCTGCTGGTCGAACTAAAGACATATTCCACTTAGGTATTTCACCTGCCCATAGAAGTGCTAATACTTGTCGGAAGGCTTTTGCCCAACCCTCTTTGCTATCCTTAACTATAATAGTCGTGTCACTGTCGTACATAGTTGGAACTTCAGGTAACTTAGAAATAAACTGACGCTCAACACTGAAACCGACACCAGTGCCGCACAAAAGTATAAACATAGCTTCATCAAAACTTTTAGGATCATCCACGGGTAAGTAGCTACAGTTGTACCCTGCTGTGTTGTCTCGCTGCAACGCTGGCCCTGCCGTCATCATCGCTCTCATTGATGGCATTACTTGTAGTGATACTATTGCATCATAAAGTTCTTCTCTGGTGTCGGTATCCATACCTTTTGTTTCGCATACTAGATCAACATACCTAGATACAGTTTCGTGCCACGTTTCTCTACGCCCTTCCGTGTCTAACCATCTGGCGTAGCGAGATTTGTGAATAAATGATTGATAGTCGGTGGGCAGGTAGTTATTGTTCATTTCTTTTTTCCTTATAGTCTTCCAAAAAATTCTGTTGCTGTTTTATTTTTTTGATCAAAGAGATACCAAGCACAGTTATCCTTTCCTGTATTCTTACTATCTTCGATCCACTTTACTCTTCCTACACTAACAATCTTTTTACAGTATCTTAGGTATGGTATAGCTTGTCGAGTGTGCATCCAATCTGCATCAAAAAGTAACCAGGTTTTTACGGATGCAATAATGTTTTCTATCATAGGGTGTAGTATATCTCTATTCCAAGGAGGATTAGTAATACAGTACGTGTTAGTCTTATGTACGTCCCAAGAGATTGTAAGAGCATCTGCTTGGCTAATTCCTTTATCTAAACGTGGCTCAATATCTGTAGCTCCTATACAGACCCCATTCGTTAAAGTTTTAATGTGTTCAATTAATCTGCCATCTCCTGCACAAGGCTCAACATAATCAAAGGCCAATGGCAAGTGTGGAACGAGTGGTGCTAAAGCAGATATAGGAGTAGGATAAAAATCCCTTTCAATTCTTTCAAAGTTAGATCTTTTACCCATAAACTACCACTTCTCTTTAACTTTCATCTTTTCCACTTTTACGTCATCTATGTCGTGTATTGCATTAGATATAGATTCTGCTACTTCAGTAGGATGTTCTTCTTCTACTAAGGATAAGACATTTCCTTCTTCATCTACCTTCAAGGTAAACGAAACGTAAAAGGATTTATAATTCGTCTTTGCCATTTATTTGATTTATCCTCATTTCAGCATAACGAATAACCTTGTTGAGATCCGTTATCTCACTTTCTTTTTGGTCCATACCATCGTATAACTTATGTCCTGCACGGCTAGCATACTTAACTATGTTACCTCGCCAAAATTCAAAACCATTCATCATAGTGTATGTAATAGGTTCTATTTGCCAACGAGCATAATGCTCTGGCTTATTTATTAGTTCGTCTGTCACGCTGTGCCTTTCGTTTTAGTTAGGGGGCCAAACTTAATAACCTGACCGCCAGAAGTTTGTATCTCTACTTCAGGTAGACCATTCACTTCTTCTTCTGCATCTTGTTCAAATATCTTAATCATTTGATCTCTACGCTCTTCAACTATCGCCATAATGTTTGGGTATTCGTGTGCAACATCTAAGAAAGCACTAAGAAAAGTTGCACACTTAATTAAGTCACTAAGTATTGCTTTATCTATATTGCTCTCAGGACCCATTGCTAAACCAGTAGATATTAAACCACTCCAGTTACCATCGGTATCAAAATTTATTGGTCGTAGTATTAAAGCAACTTCATCATCTGCTAATGTGTATCCCATTATATGTCCTTCCTTTTTGTTTTTAATTTAATTACAGTTTCTTTAGTGCTTCTGCCTTTTTCGAGTAGCCAATCTAATGGTATAACCCTGTGCGCCCACTTAAAATCGTGCTTCTCACACCACCCACAGTATCTAGTTTTAGACCCTTTGTATAGTTTTGCTTGAGCATTACTAAATACAAAACGAATGTCTAATTCTGGGTGTTGATCCCTGACCGCCAAATGTTTGCGGCGATCTTCATTATCAAACAAACCTTTAGATTCTATAAAGATACCATTGTCCAGTTGGAAGTCAGGAGTATAAGTTCTATACCGCAAGTCTTCCCACTGAACTTTGAGGAGTTCGTAACGTACTTCTTTTTGGTGATGCGTTAGATAGTCAGCAACCCGTTCCTCTAAACCACTTCTGTAGCGTCTGGAATTGTGTCGCCGTCTTGTATTAGTCTTTTTTACCATCAGATAGGGAAGCCTTTAATTCATCTACTTTAACCCTACCTATTGCATTAACACATTGTAGCATATGACCGACTACATTTGATGTAGTTGTATTAACTCTCAGAACTTCAATTAATTCTTTCTGTTCATCTGTCATATTATCTGTGTCGTACTCTGTACCTTCTATTGTCATCTTTACCATTATGCTGCCTCATTTTCTTCTAAGATCTCTGACGGATCATATTTTTTTACTAGTTTCCAGTATGCAAGAAGACTGTTGAACATAGCTAAGTGTCTATTGTGAGTTCTAATGTCCCACCGATGTACTGCTATTAGTTCTGGGTCTTCCCTGTCAACAAATATAGAAACTCTCTCTGGTTGTTTAAAGTTACATCCTTCTGCATAAGCAGATAGCTGCATCCCGTGATCATCAAAAACTAACTTCGATGCCTGTTTCTCTTTTAAACCATCTTTAGTTTTAAAGTCAACAAAAATTCCTGATTTAGAATATAAATCTATTTTGCCACCATATCCATTTGTTGAGCAGAAAGAGTCTTCAGCAATCCAAGTTTCATCAGGAAATTCTGTATCCAAATAATCTTTAATAACTTTGTACGCTTTAGTTTTTTTACCGCCCATAAAGCCTTGCTCAATCATAGCGTGTATAATTGTGCCACGCTCTGCGGCTTTACGGCCTATCTCTTTTGAATCTGTTTTACATCGTTGCGTAAAATCTTCTAAGGTTTCCCCAGGATCTTGCTCTAATGTAATAGCTGAGTTAAGGGCTTGATTAATCTTCCAGTTCTCTAAAGATGGCTTTGCAGCCATCCCTATTATTGTTGTAACGGAAGGTACGTATCCGTGTTGTCGTGCATCTCGAAGTGTAGTGTTACGCTCTCTTCCGTTTGCTCCGACTATTGTGTAAGTAGGCAAGCCATCTTTATCATACCAATGACCTGCCTCAGAAAGTTGTTCTATCAAACACCTACACCTTCAATGTCGTGACCAACGAAAGCTTCAACAAGTTCAGCGTCTACTTCATCTAGTTCTTGGACATTGTTCTCTTTCCAACGGTCTAACACGTAACCATCTGACCACTTAATCCAATCTTGAAAGCTTTCAAACGTATTACTGTCTTCGTCTTGCAGATCAACTTCCTTAACATTGTTAAACAATATTGTTGCGTAAGTTGCAGGAACTGTTTCTACCTTAGACCCTAGTGTAATACTACGCTTTAATAGTTTAGCTTCAATGGGAACCTTACTATCTTCCCTAATTTTTTTAAGAACTTCGTTTAACGCTTTGATGCTATCTTTATTCTTGATGTCAAGTATAAAAGGTATCTCATCATTGTACCCTTCAACTTCAATACCATCTTCATTAAGAGCTTTTCCATTTAAGTTTATTGTACCAAACAAAATTTTAGTACGCTTAACGGCTCTCATTAAATCCTTTATCTCTTGTGATAGCGCATCATATTCTTTCTTTGTGTGATACCCTGAAGGACGACCTATATTAAATGTGCCTTTCGAGTCTTTTAAATCTGTGTAAAGATTGTTAGCCATAACAGTTCTATGCATAACATTATTAATTGAATCCCAATGCGTCCATTGTTCCTTTAGGGCAAATATCCTAATCTCTGGCTCTAAACAATAAACAATATCATCCCCAACTTTTAATTTATATGCACCTACGGGTACAACTTCGGTTCTCATAGTCTTACCTGAAACCTCAACGTCACCCATCAACGCTTTATGCGTAATGTTTAGACGAGCTAGGCTAGAAGACTTCTTAGTGTTGCCGTCATCTTGGGCTGAAAGACCCATCATATCGGCTAGTGCTTGTCCTGAAGCACCTGCTATTTGTAATTCTGTATTCATAATTTACCTTTATTTATAATATGTGAAAAGAGTTATAGTTATACTATATAACGTCCTTTATGTCAAGCCAATTTGATCCTATCTTGGCCTCTAATAGTAATGGTACATTCATTTTTACATTGTATGCTTCCTCTATAATTAAATCTAAATCATTATTCATATCTTTGATTATTTGTATTACATAATTTGTTTCATTAGGGTGTACATCAACTACAATAGAGTCGTGTACTGAGTTTACAACACAAGATTGTAGTGGCTCTAGTCGTTCGTTTAGTTCTAAATATATTACCTGTACAATGTCATTAGAAAAACCTTGAACAGGGTAGTTCTTAATCATTGTAAAGTGTGTAGGTTGTCCACTCTTTCTTTTAACTACATCAGGAAATGCATATTGTCTTCCTGACGGGGTAGTTACTTTTCCTTCTACTGCTTCATCCCCTAACTTCTTATGCCATTTAGCTATGCCTTTATACTTTTCAATAAAATGTTTGTAGTATGTAGCTTCCGCTTTACTTCTGCCAAAGCCGCTTGCACCAAACAAGGGAGCAAAGGTATGGCCTTTTGCAACTTGGCGTGACGTTTCTTGCCCTGCATCAGTAATAACTTTAGCTGTGTAGCTGTGTACATCAAACCCTGTATCTATCTCGTGCATTGCTGTTTTATCCTGTGACAAAAATGCAGCTACTCTAAATTCTAACTGAGCAAAGTCACAGTCTAGTATCTGACCACCCTCCCAACGAGACACAAATACTTTCTTGACAGGGAACGTACCACCTCGTGGCATATTTTGCATATTCGGATTGCGTCCACTGAACCTGCCTGTAGATGTAATGTGTTGTGTTAGCCCAACGTGTAAGAACCCATCCTCTTTTAGGTAGTTACCTATGCCATCCACAAAAGATGAAAGATATGTAGACACCGCAGATAACCTCTTTATGTCCTCTAAGAATTGTATGGCAGAGGTAAGATTACTCGTCTTAGCATACGATATTAAAAGGTCTAAGTTTGTCTTACTTGTGCTAAAACCATTTGCACTTACCCAGGTTTTGTTTGGGGGATTAAAGCCTAGACCTGCCCACATATTTAGCTTCTTTAGTTGATACCCTCGACTTAAACAATCAGGACACTTGCTTGCTTTTTTGAAATCAGAGCCATCCTTTTTCTTTTTATATCTACTTCCTACTCCCTTACACGAAGGACACGTAAATGCTTTTGTCTTTTTAATAAGAGTACTATTCTCTCTAACTGCCGATACAAATTCTTTTTTATCTTTAGTAAACTCAAACAGGCCAACCCATTCTTTCTTATCATTTACAGATCTACTAAAAATAACTTGCGAAACTTGCTCTGGACTATTTAAATTGATTGGGGTGTCACCCATAAGTTCTCGTGTTTGTTTAGCTAACCTTTCTTGGATAGCTATCTTCTCTTGCTCAAACTCTTCTTTTACTCTTTGAAGGGCGACTCTATCCACCCTGATCCCTCGCATATACATTCGGGTAAGGGTTCTACAGACTTTGAAGGTAATGTCTCGAACTCTATCCATTCCGTAGCTTTCGCTTTGGGTGAACCCTTCGGCAATAGTAGCAAGGAACAGTTCGGCAGTAGTGTCAACATCACAACCAAGATAATGTGTAAGTTCTTCAAGCGGAATTTCATTTGTGTTATATCCTTCTCTAAAATATTTCTTTAGTGTGTCGTCCTTTTGAAAGGTTAAGTTTCTACGTTCAGCACACGCTAATAAACTTAAAGGTTGTTTTTGACCTCGCTGCAAGATGTACTCAGCTAACATAGTGTCATAGATTTCACCATCATACTTAAACCCACTTGCCCACAACCACATCAAGTCGTGCTGTGCATTGTGCATTATAAGTAAGGTTGTCTGGTCTAAGATAGTCTGTAGTAACTTAGCATTAGCACCTGTCCTGTCGGTTTGCTCAACGTGATCAAAGGTCAACAGGTATCGTTCCGTAGGTATGTCTACATTTTTAGTACCCACTTGAACCAGAAAATTGTTCGGCTCAAAGGGATCTAAGTGTGTCTTACCATTACGTTTCGTAACTGTGTTTTCTACATCTAAAACTAATCTCATACAGTGTACTGTGCTGTCTCACCATCTAGCTGACACGTTATGCGTCCTTGAAACCCACCCTTTAATTTATTCTTAGCTATATTTAAATGTCTTTCTTTGTTTTCCATCTCGTTTCCTTCAATAACTCTGTTTTTACCTATCAGTATCATCAAGTCAGCTTCTGCAGCCTTCCCTGTCTTACTGCCCTCTAACATAGATTGATCTGGAGCCGCCCTACCTTCTGCTTCCGCACTAAGTTGTGACAACCAGAATACTGCACAGTTATATTCTTTTGCTATATTCCTGGCGTGAATGGTAGCATCTCTCAAGTAAACATCAGACTTATCACTGGTGCGTGGCGCAAACTTATCGCCCATATCGAGTATCAGTATGTCTGGTTTGATTGACTTAGCTACAGCTTCTACCCACGCTAGATCTTTTCCTGTAGAATCTTTAATGTGGATGTTAGAATTAACCTTTTCATAGCGTAATGCCGCCTTCGATGGGTTAACTTTTATCTCGTCCATCGACATCCCTGTAGCGGCTGTAAGATACCTCGAACCTACCCGATTTGCCGCCTCTTCGTTGCATAAAACAACACATTTTGCTCCCTGTTCTGCAAACCCCTTCGGAGAAGCTAAAATAGAAGCGTGGAATGATGTTTTACCTGTGTTTGGTCTTGCGCCGACAATAATGAAGTGTCCTCTGCTAACCCCCTCTACATTGCGTCCTAGGCTAGATATGTTAAATTTCCATTGTGCCTCATTTTCGTTGGCAGACAGCAAGGTTTCAATGCTAGTGTCTTCAAACTCTACCTTTAAGTTAGGTGTAAAGTCATCCTGATATGTCTCAACAATTTTGCGTAATGGTTCTAAGCTGTTCTGTGTACCATTGACAAAGTCATACCCTATATTTGCTACCTTCTCTCCTACTACTTGCTGAAACATCCTAGAAATAACATCATTGGCTATCTCATTGTTTAACACGCTACTATTAGCAATCTTCTGAAAGATTCTCCTGTACTGTTCTTTATTACTAGTCGTCAGTGTTTTGTTCGTAGCGTAGAATAATGCTTCTAAGTCAGCAAGCGATAGCCCTTGGTCATAAGTCTCCATAGCGTAGTCTAAAGTTTGTTTTACTTTCCTTACATCCTTCGTAAATATCTCGTCAGGGCAACGTATGCCCTTGTGTAATTCGTGAAATTCTTTGTTCATTAGTGTTTTTAATAGTGATAACTCTGTCATTTTACCTTTCTGCGTCTTCCTATAAATGCACCATCTCTATCCCAACTAATATATCGCATTGGGAGATAACGATAGCACCAACGTATAGGTTTAGACTTACCTGTATTCCATACTTCCTTTACTGCGCCCCATTCGCCTACTTTAACTAAGCCAACACACGCATCATATTTTATTGGTGGGTTTTTTACTTTAACAGAAAGTGTTCTACCCACTAAGATTACACAAAGTTTTTAGTAACGATATGTCCTCTTCTTCTTTGTATTTTATATCGTTTTTCAAGCGCATAGCAATAGTGTTGATCCCTGTCCAAGACACAATCTCTCGTCTATATTGCAAGTTCTTGTTTGACGCATCAGGATCAAGAGCCATTATAATTTTTGTATAATCTTGTATGTATTCAATATGTTTCACGGACATTGACGTACCTAATATAGCTATTCCAGTGACATTTTGACACACACTACATATAGTGTTTGCACTAATAACGTCCTCGACAATCACAGCAATTCCGTTTGGTTCGCCCTGACACGCAACATAAACATCCGCTTCCCCTGTATAGCGTAACCATTTTGGTTTAGCGTAGTTTAAGGTTCGCCCTGTTGCATCAATTATAATACCATCCTTTCGGATAGGAAACACAACACGATTATCTTTGACATCGTGCAGCAACTCTACATTCTGCAAGTCCCACCTCTGAATAAACCCATTTAAAGTATTCCCTTCTATAGGAACTATATATTCTGGCATCAACATAGGACTTTTTCTGTGGCTCGTATCTTCCCAACTCATACTCTCACTACTCTCCTTCCTATTTTTTATTCGTTTCTTTATTTCCTGGTGTGACAACCCTTCCTCAATATTACCTTTGATCTTACACCTTTCTTTAAAACAGTTATATTTAAGTACACCTTCAACTTTGCTAACACTAAATGAATTTTGACCACGGCAAAAGGGGCAGTCTTGTCTTAGACTTTCCCCTTCTGAAATGTCTAGGTCTTGAATAAACGCTTTTATACTAACCATTAGCGTTTCTCTTAGATAGTGCAGTAGTTGCACCATCAAGAGTATTAACTAAATAGTTCTTAACTGATTGTGGATTTTGATGCCCTGTTACTTGCATAATACCAAATACATCAACATCACTCTCCACCATCTCAGTTACTGCCGTTCTCCTAAAATCCATTGCCCATAACTCAGGGCGAATATTTGCTTCATCCTTAATATCATTAACTAAGTAGGACACTTGCTTATCTGTGTAGGGTCGATACTCTGTACCTCTAACGGGTATACGAGGACAAACGTACTCCGATATACCATCAAAGTCTTCCTTTTGTTGTTGTAGCATCTTAATGAGCCTATCTGATACAGGCAAATGCACTACCGCACCTCGCTTAGATTGTGTTATATCTATTCGTTTCTCATTAAAGTTAATACTATCCCACGTTAGTTCTCGCATATCCCCGACACGTTGCCCAAAATCGTATGCCATATGACACAACAGGGCAATACTTCTATACTTAAAGTCTGAGTACGCAGTGTCCAGGAATTGTTTAACTTCAGAACGCTCCCATTTTACTTGGCGTACTGCATCCTTCACAGTGTCTAAGCCAACTAAAGGATTCCTATCCATAAGTTCATTTTGCATAGCATACTTAAACACAACAGAAAGATTACTCTTCCTAATATTAGCGGTGCGAACTGTATTTTTGCCACCTATCCTTAACCATTGTTCATATGCCGCTGACATATGCTTTAATGATATTTTCTTTAACTTCATATCACCTAGTTTAACATTATTTTGAACAACAGTTTCACAAATCTTCTTTTGTTGTGCCATATATTCTTTTTGCGTTTTTGTAGATAACTTACAAAACTTAGGTGAACATCTATATTGTTCTACCATATCACTTAGTATCATTTTTTCTTCCTCTTTCTTTTTAATCTATCCTCATAATTTAAATGAGTAATATAATAGCATATTACCCACGCGCCAACGAATATACCAATAAACATTAAAGGTAAAACATTTTCTCTCAACCAAAAAATATCCATATGATTAGGTTAGCACAGAATTAATGTAACAAATTATAATCATAACAACAACTAAAAGTACTATTGTCCATTTACTTTTCATACTTATCTCCTTTACATTTTGGGCATATCTCTGGGTTAACATCATCACGAGAAAAGTTTAACTCGTACACAATACCTTTGCCCTTACAATAAAAACATTTTACTTTACCATTTTCTAACAGTGTCATTTTTACTTTGCTCCCGATGTAATTCACGTTGTTCCAGGATTAATAGTCTCTCCTTGATGCATCTAACTTGAGCGATCAATGATGCTATCTGCTTTTGATCTTCAGTCATAATTTTCTCTCCTCTCTGCATAGTGTACGCCCCTTCTAAAAGCTACTTCTACAATATAAACTTGATCGGACGAAAGTCCACACCCCTCAAGCTCTTCACGCATTTTGTCTGCCCAATCAACGGTTTCAGCTTGTGCCTTATCACGCTCTGTAAGGTAGCATTTATAATCAACCAACTCTTTATCTCCTTTTTCAATTTGTTTTAACCTACGTAAATACGCTTTCTTATCTGCTAATATTTTAAGTAGTTGTTTAGTTTCAAACTCAATGTTCTCTATCTCTCCGCACACACTCATACTTCCATCCCTCCTAATAAATGCGATATAACTGGTATCGTAAAGCCGTTACCTATCATACGAAACCTCTGAGTATTACTAACGTGATTAGTGTAATTAGGTGGCATACCTTGCAGACGCTCTACTTCAAGCGGTAAAAGTTTACGCCACATAGGTTTGTCTTTAGTCTCAACTAAAACCTTTGGCTCTAAGTTACCACCCGATGCGGCACATACTGAGGGTGACTTACCTTTGCGGTGGTAGACCCTACGATTGTAGCCGTGTCCCTTCAAATCGGCATCACCTACGTGCGCTAGCCCTTCTGGTGAAAACACTAGTTGTCGTCTATGTTTCTCGAAGTAAGACTTCAAGTTACCACCCTTGAAATAGTTAGCATCTATGCAGAAACTTTTATCTCTGTCAGCAAAGTAACCATCAGGTTCCAATATATCTTGTAAGACTACGCCCTTATCTTTTGGCAACTCAGTCTGAGGGATGTTTGTCCAATAATATCTGACACGATTCTGTGCAGTAAAATGAGATGAATTTATCTTGATAGGTTGGACCCCCAATGCGTCAGATATAATATCCATATTACTTTGTTTCATTCGCACATTCTCAAGTAGAAAGTATTTAGGTTTAAACTCCTTTAGTAGTCTAACATACTCAAAGAACAACGAAGAACGTGTTCCAGGAATTAATCCTTTCTGATGCCCTGCGAATGAGACATCCTGACAAGGTGAACCACCAATCAATAGATCAAAGGGGTTTTTATCTAAATAAGATTCTCTGTACAAATCCCTAGAAAATTCTCTTACATCTCCCATCTGCCACACTGTGTTGCCCCAGTTCGCTTGTGAGACTGTGTTAGCGTACTTGTCAGTCTCTAAGCTAATGTATGTTTTAACTGGTATGTTGCTCTCTATAAGGGCAAGCAATGCCCCCGAACAACCATTGAACGGAGACAATACATTTATTCCATTAGGTGTTAATCTCATTAGTCATTCTCCCTCTATAACGTATCTTAACTTAAAATACCCATTGCCGTCTACCCATTCAAACCAACCTTCACGCCAGTCAGACGCATTGTAGTCAGTCCAATCTTCAGAACGATCTCTATTAATCTCTCCTAAAACTTGTGTTAAAGTCCAATACAAAAATTTCCCTGTTGTAATGTCCTTTACTTTGTATAAATCAGCCATCAATCCATCCACCCATCATTGTATACGGCATCAGGGAAAAACTCTTTGATATATATCAATGCTTTACCTACAGACTTATATGCTGAAGTATTACCTTGCACCCATCCACATTGGACTACATTTATATCTTCAGCGATGCGCTTACCTTTGCGTATGTATGGGATAGAGATACCTTTACCGCCACAACAAGACCCTAGATCTTCTGACCCTTGCGCTTCCCAACAGTCAAACCAAATTTGTTTGGCGGTATCTATCTCAGCTTTTAGCATCTTCAAGTCGTCTTCTTGATATGCCATAACTTTATTGGGGTTTTTAGTATAATATTTAGGTGCCAACTTCATTGTGCTACTTCCTCTCTCAGTGGTGCAAAATCTTCTCTATCTAAAACGTAATACTGTTTATAGTTAGTACGTCTAACCTTATCAATTTTAGTGACTGATAATATCCTGTAACCCTTACGTCTAAGTTCTGACATAATTTTAGTTAGAGATAATATGTTGTAGCAAAATACTGCTTCTCTTGTAGATATGCTAGCTTTAGCTTTTAGGTGTGCTATCACCTTTCTTTCTTGTACCATTATATGATTCCTTTCTTATTATAATGTACCCCTTTATGGCATACTTGAACTGATAATACAATAGCAGTTATTTTATTAAGCAATTTATGCAGCCGTCCTGGATGACCGATGTATGACAGTACCAGGAAGTTTATAGCAAATAAAAAAAGGGACACCCCGAGAAATGTCCCTCTAAATTTATGTAACTATATGCTATGCTATCATTTTTAAATCTCCCTCTATTGGATAATCACTTGGTTTTCCGTACCTAATTGAAACTGTACCATCAACCCCTTCAAAAGCCTTCTTTTTAAATTTTAAATATTCCATCACACTGAACGCTTTTCCGTGATAGGTTCTGGAAAACTGCCCACAGTCACAATCCATACCCTCCACCAAAAGTGCTAGCTTATTATTTTCAGTGCAATTTTCTAAACTAGCTTTTAAATTTGCGCGTTGCTCCAAAGGATCAACCTTATCTTTAAAAATATTGTAACCTGATACTTTTATCGTAATTTCTCTAAACTTTTTTCTGTTTAATTGCATTTTACACTTTCCATTAGATATGATACTTTTTTCTTGGGTCGTGCCATTGTTGGTTTGTATATGTAGTGGCTATTCCATTTACCTACATTAACACTCAAATAATATGCTGTATCAAAGTGGTCATACATTGCATCGCTCTTATCGTACCATTTTGTACCCTTCATAGCTTTGAATAGAGCATCAAAAAACGCAATGCACTCTGGCTGATCTTTATAATACTTATGATAATGGTACTGATTGACGTTACTATAATTTTCGCATCTACCTTGCCCAGTAAAAATTATTCCTTGGGTCAGATCATTATGGGGAAAAAAGTTTAATGCCCCTTCTTTTATGTTAACGACTAAGGTTGCGTGGTTTCGTATTGAAATCGTACCTTTAACATTATGCTTATCTAGCACCGCTTTAATGTTTGGTGCTAGTTCTCTTTTATCGTCTTGGCTAATGTATGCCATATTATGCTACCTCTCTATCTTTTACCCATTGATCAAAACTTTTAGGTATACCCCCACTGCCTTTAATTTGTTTAGCTAAACCGTCTTTTATCTTTTTATATTCATCCGCAGTAAGATACTTTTGATACTCTTGCCCCTCTAAAGTTAGATCAGCATCTTTTTCTTGGAAATAATGTTTAACTGTACCAATGTCGCACACATATTCTTTATTAGTTTTTTTATCGGTGATTACGTAAGGGCGTTTTCTAGCTCGTGGCTTATAACCAGTTAATTGATATGTCGGGTGTTTTGTGTCTGATGTAGACAATATAATTTGTTCATAAGATTCTAGCTGTTTCAGATGCTGTTCTAATGCTTTAACTTCTGGAGCTACAGCATTAGGTAAAGTAACCATAACTTTAAATGTGGCGGTATCGTCATTATAACTACAATTACCTACCTTAAATGTTAATCC